GCGTTAAAAAGGGCTTATCGGTCATACTAACTCCTCATTGAGCCAAGGCTCGTGTTTATATTGATTTGAAATGGTAATACCGAAATGGTATGCCATTGCTTCTAGGGCTTCTCCAAATGATTGGTCGAGGGCATGCCTGATTGCCTTAGAACTAAATAATACACGAGCTTGTTCTTCGGTTAATCCGTTTGCCATAAAACCGTTCATAAGCGCATTCATGACCATCCAAGACGGGCGATCATAGGAATAAGCTTGTTTTAGACTATCATCAATAGTGAAGTCATGTTCGAAGTTCATACTAACTCCCTGGCTATGATGGTCCAGTTATGAAGTTGATACTTAATTGCATCATTCTGAGCATCGATTTTACGATAGTAGACCGCAATCGGGTCTACCTCTTCCATTAAAACGTATACTAATTTAGTAGTGTCATTCTTCATCTTCGTTATCCTCGAATGAAGCATCATCGCCTGTTTCGATACTAATAGCGCCAAATGTTAATGTACCATCAGTATTACGTGAACATACAGTGTTAAAGCTAAACTCTACAATGTGCGAATACTCGGGATTAACATTCTCTGCATATGCCCAAGGAACTAGACCAATAAGGCCAGCATCTACAGGATAGTGCCTGCGCTTATTATCGGCATATGTACCATCGCCATACTTAGTTGAAAAACCGAGGACTTGAAAGCCTTTGCATAAGCCTACAGGAAGATTGAAATAATCACATGATTCGAGGAGTGGTTGCCAATCCTCTTGTGGGACTACATAACATGGATCACCAAGGACATACTTGCCGGGTGGCACAATGACCTTGATTGTTTCGGGAGGTAATACTTGCATTTGAGTCATGATTTACTCCGTATTAAAAGTTAAGAATTAAGTTACTACATAAACATTATACCACAGATTACAGCTATCTCATATCACTATGTAAAATAGTTTAAATCTTAGTACGATTCTAGTATGTGCCATCAGGCTCGATATCACACAGTTCAACCACATTTTCAAGTTCAGATTGTAATTCTTTAGCGGGCATATATTTAATGACCATTTCTGCAAGTTCACTAAGATTGCAGTTATCCATTAAATGCTCTTTATAAAACTTAAGAGCCGTCTTTTTCTGAGCTTGAGTAATACTAGGTTGTAAGTTCATGGATTTCTCCTGTTGTTGACTAAGACCACATCGCTGTGGTTTCGGCTATTAAAGCCTCATCAGTTAGTCTATGCAGCCTCTTTCTCGGCATCATAGAGCTTGGTGCCTTTGTACGTACCTAGGTACTGGCAACCTTCTACTTGTGGAGCATACCACTTGATCTCGTAATTCGCCGCATTAGGCAATGGAACGTAGAAAATGGTATAGGTTGCTTTCTGTTTTTTAAACCAATCGATAACATCGTTAATATTATCGGATGTGCGCCACTCTGCATAGTTGGCAGCATAAAAGTGAAAAGGTTGAACTGAATCAGTGGTATTCATAGTAGATCTTTCATAGAAGTTTAAGAGGAGTGTTGCCCATGCCAGCATCGAAGGGCTTAACGAGCACAGGATGAAGCGTTTCATGGCGTTCTAACTGCTGTTCGATAGCTCTTTCGATCCAAGCTGTAACGTCGGAGGTCGATTCCATGCCTTTGAGATCTAGCATGAATGATACACGGAAGGACTTAGTGCTTGACATGGATAGTTCCTTCATGACGACGGGCTGTATCGATACACCATTCGCTAATGACATGCTGAATAGTGGACTTGGGTAAACCAAGCTGCTTTGCAACTACGCATGTGCGATTCGGTGTGTTGGAGTGTTCTTCCAAAGCATTAAGAATCTGACGGATTTGATCGGGTTTCATTAGAGTGCCTTTCCATTTTCATCATAAAGAACTACTTCGCATTGAGAGCGAAGATCTTCGACTGTATAACCGAGGTTAAGACAGATGGTTTCTTCGAGGCTGAGAGCATAGCCAGTTGTAGCTTCGAGCTGTTGCTTCAGAACTGAGATCTGCTGCTGTAATTGATCTATGGTCATGATTATCCTAACTTAAAACAATGACAGGATTAACAGGGTCGAGGATGTCATCGTTATCATCATCTACATCGGTGATGAGTTTGTCCATACGATGGTACTCGCTGTAAGTAACCATGCCATCTTCGACTGAGTTGACTGATGGTGCTACTACTGTATTCCAATAATCGCCGTAGTTGTAGGCGAAGTGTACATCTGCTTCAGGATTTGCGAACTTTAATCGTTCTATAAGTTCTTGAACCTTCATAGTAATGCTCCTTAGTTTAGAATTTAGAATCTACAAAATCGAAAATGTTATTTCCGACATAAACATTATACCATAGATTTGAACTATTTGATATCACTATGTGAAATAAATAGTGAGAAATCGACAATTCGTGTGTGAGAATGTTCGAGAATAGGTTAGAAAGTTACATAGTTACATAGTTACATTATAGAAGTATGTAGACCTTCAGATCTAACATCTCTGTGTGCTAAGAATTAGTATGTCTTCTGATCATGCAGATGCATAAGTTACATTCTAAATCGTAGAAGAGCTGAGAGTTCTAAAATTTAGCTGAAAAAGTTACATAAAATTGTGTAACTGAGAGCGAATATGTAACTGAGAGATGACAGCTGTGTAAGGCTAGTAACTGAGTTACATAGTTACATATATTTAATTATTAAATAAAAGTATATATATTATATAGTATACAATCTCACCTCGTTTTTGTGTAACTGTAACCAAAATTTGTAACCGTTACTTCCTGCTCATTGAAATCTTGTTGTATACGATTGACGCAAATAAGGTTAAAATTATGATTATTTGGAGAGCAAAATGCAAAAACCATGGCAATCTCGTTGGTATTACATCATGCAAAACAAGACTTCAGGCATGAAATATGTCGGGCAAACAGTGATGTTGCAGATGGATCAGTATTGTGGAAGTGGTAGATATTGGATCGCACATTGCACTAAGCACGGAGGCCATAATCGATCAAACGTCGAGGTGCTGTTTAGCAAATGGTTCGACAATGAAGGATTAGCACAATCATGGTTAGATTCATTACCTTTTGAATATTGGAAATCTGAAGAGTTTGCAAATAGAGCATTTGAAACGACTAAAGATTCACCATTAGCAGGAATACCCATTGAAACAAGACAAAGAAATGCACATGCAAACAGATGGAAACTTAAAGGCAAGCCAAAAACAATTGAGCATGCTAAAAACATTTCTAAAGGGAAAAAAGGAATTCCACAAACGCCTGAACATATTGCAGCATTGTCTGCAGTAAGAAAAGGAAGAAAGCTATCATCTGCACATATTATTTCAAGAACAATAGGCATTAGACGATCGAAAGTATTAAAATTAACTGAATCTCTTTGGAAGGAAGTATTATGACAGCAGCAAAAAAGAACGGTCGTCCATCTCTATATAAGCCGGAATATTGTGAAATGGTTGTTGAAATGGGTCGGGAAGGTATGTCTAAAGAACAGATTGCTGCAAAACTTGATTTAGCATGGAACACACTCGACAATTGGGCCAAGCAGCATGAAGAGTTTATGATGGCCTTACGTACGGCTAAGAACTTAGAGCTTGCATATTGGGAAAATCTAGGACTGGATAATGTTCTAGAGTCGCCTGGTGCTTCGAGACTAAATGGAGCGGTTTATAACAAAATACTTGCAGCTCGTTTTCCAAATAAATACTCAGAGCGGAACAAAGTCGAGCTTACGGGCGCCGATGGTGGAGCTGTGCAAATCGAGAACAGTCACACTCTGGGCCAAGAGATTCTGAATGAGATTCTTGGCAGCCTCCAAAAGTCGAGCCAAGAAGATTGAATCGGGCTCTCGGCAAACGGGCTTTAAAACGGGCTCTAGCTCTTGCCGATTCAGAGCAGAGTCTCGAGAACGCTTAGATTCTGAGTGCTGAGCTCTCGAGATGACGCGCAGGAGTGGATTATTCCCTAGGCGATTTTGAGACTGTGCCGAGTGCTGAGCTTGCAGATTCTGATCTCAGCTGTTAGATTGTAGATTTTCCTCTCTTTCTTTTTTGTTGTTCATGAGTTCATTATACATGGTTCTATAAAAAAGTACAATATCTTATTTCACTATATGACAAAGTTTTCTTTGTGCACGCATATCACGTTTCTTAGAAAAAGTACAATTTTCTATATCATCATGTGAAATAAATTCTTTTTCAGTTTTGTCACAATGTGAAATGAAATTTATGTTCTTTTTAAAAGAACTATGTATAATGAATCTTGTAGTACAAAGTTGTATTTTCTTAATTCTAAACAGGAGTATTAAATATGAAAAACGCGTTCGCAATCAAGAACATCGAATGTTTCCCTTCGAAATTAAAAGCCAAAATCGCTGGCACAGATGTTTATGTCAATATCGAGAAAAAATCGATTCTCGAATATCTTAAATCTCTCCCAGCAAATTCAGATGTTTGTGAAGTTACGATGTCAGATTACATCTACATCGAATTCAAGTAAGCAGCTAGGCACCCAGCTCATAGCAGTTGGGTGCCGATTCTTTTCGAAGCTTCAGCTTAGCTCTGGGCACTGAGCTGCGGGCTTTTTTGCTACAGAAAGCATAGGACCTCGAACACTTCTCCGGGGGCGCGCTAGGTCAGCTTCTGAGTCCACAGTCCTCAGTACCTAAAGTAAACACTTTCCTCTGCAGCTCTCTGCAGCTCTGCAGATGTCAGATTGAATAAGGATTTACGGACCGGTTTGGTCTAGGATTATCATCATCGGCATAGATGCTTGGTTCACTGGCATGGTAGTCCAGTGTGATCATGCCACTGTCTCTTAAATATCGGAGTGCCTGGCTCAGAGCGTCTACGTAATCGTCATGCCGTCCCAGTGGAAAACTACATACCTCAGACACGAAAGGTTGTATCCAAGTCCTTGGCTGCCCCGGTATCTCACTACTTTCCGGTAGGTACATCAACCCCTTCTCGATCATCGGAGCTACGATGTTCAGGCGTGTTGCTTTGTCTGCCGACCCCGGATTGTAGCCTCTGATTGGTATTCGTGTTTGTTGCAGATCCTGTATCAGTGCTATGCCGCTAGACTTATTCTCAATCAGAATCATGTCTACCTTCTTACCAGAACCAAACTCGTCCGGATTGCCATACACCTCGGTGTACTCGTCCTGTAACTTAGCCCTTAGATCCGGGTACAGTAAGTGCTCAGACCAACAGTCAATCAGCATGACACGGTTACCAGAATCCGGTCCTGGCCTGAAGATACCTAGAACTACACACGCAGTGGGGTCGTTCACAGTCTTATCAGAGGTAGCTACGTCATAGGATTGTATGACATAGCTAAACTCAGGAAATGGCTTATCAGAGTCATAGAGCTTGAACCAACTCCGTTTGACCAGACCACTCTCTTCTGGGTTCAGTATCTCAGCATGTATCTCTTGCCTACCGATCTCGGTGCCTTCGTACTGGAGAATCTGATTCTGAAAGGTCGGTGCCAAATTGTGCATATTCGAGTATGTGCTTGCAGTGGTAACATGTACGTCTTCACCATCACGGTCATACAGCTCTACGATCTTAGGAACCGGTTTTGGAGTGGTTGTGCAAACCATTCGTGGCTTCTTACCGAGCCTAAGACTGAACTGAATCATGTCCCAGGCATCATCCAAATAGTCATAAGCGGCAAGCTCGTCAGCCCAGACATGGTGCCATTGAGGACCTCGGAACCGAGACGGTTCTGAGGCGGCAATACCTTTGATTAAAGAACCATTCTTTAAAGTCAGTTCGTGCAGAGAAATGCCGTAGTTCTCGATGATTTCGGGAGGACAAACGTTCAGAAGCCCAGATTCACCACCAAAGCACACGTCACGAATGTCGCCACTGGTAGGAGCAGTGACTAGAATGCGGACCTTAGGAGTTGACCATGCAGTCCACCAGACCCACTCTGCTGCTAACCTAGTCTTTCCGGCTCCACGGCCAGCTAGCAATAGCCAGATCGCCCAGTCAGTCGGTGGCTCGATCTGATGAGGAAGAGCTACAGTCATCCACTTAAGCCGAGCTTTGAAAGCTGCCCGCCACTCAGGCGACATCTTCGATAACTCGGCATCGTGTTTGGTAATTCGTTTTGATATTAGTTTGAGCTGCTCATCAGTCAAAGGCATAGCAGTATTGTAACATCCTGACAAAGGGTGTTATGATTCGTGTACATGGATCCTAGCTCGAACGTCTCGGTTTCGTTTGACCCGTCTGAAATCGAGGCGATACTCAATCAGTCTGCACAGCAGACTCCGACATTACAGTCCGTAGTTCCTCAGCAAGCTTCACAGCAACAACCCGAAGTAGCAGCACAACTAGCTCCTCAGCCTCAGGTATCACCCTTTGGGCCGCTCAGCACACTTGCAAGTAATGCATTGGATCTAAGTAAAGGGGTTGCCTCTGTACTTGACAATACAGTCGGTGGCGTCCTTCCTTACTTTGCAAAGCAAGCGACGTACGCAGGCAGTCGAGCATTTGGGCAGTCTCCTGAAGAAGCAGAGCAGACTTCGAATCAAGCAGCCGGCTACTTTAATCAGCCTTTCGGTAGTGCACTAGGCATTACCAATGACCCTGCTTATAGGAATGAGGCAACATCGCAACTGATGGACTATGTTGGTCAGAACATCGGTCAAGGATCACAATGGATCTCCAATCAGACTGGACTACCAGTTCAAGATGTAGAGAATATGATGAACACCATGCTAGGTGCATCAGGTGAGTTTGCTGGTCCAGCTGCTAAAGCTGTAGGAACAGGTGCTAAAGCAGTTGCTCAAGAAGCTGCAAACAGAGCATTCATGGGTGAGTCATTAGTTCCAAGTCAGTTTGGTAGTTTATCTCCTGAAGTTACAGCTCTTGGCATTACTCAAGGCAGAAAATCCAGAAGCTGGAGAGACACTGACTATGAGCAGTTTAAGAAGAATGAAGAAGCAGGTATGGACCCTGCTCAAAACATGTATGAAACAGGAACGTACAAAAGTTTTGACTTAAAGCCACGCCAAGAGATTTCTAGTAAAGGATCTAAAGTCACGGTTACTCCTGACATGGTTCCTAAGATGGACTTGAAGATGAAAGATGTCTATCAACATCCAGATCTATACAAAGCATATCCGCATCTGGCTGATATGGATGTGCACTTTATGGATCTTGATCCATATAATCATGGTGCTTTCATACCTGACTACAATACAATTTTTGTCAATGAGAAATTAGCAAATGACCCTGTAGCACTAAGACTGCTATTTGAGCATGAACTATCACATGCAATTCAACAGCATGAAGGACATGGTAGAGGTGGATCCACTGGCATGTTTCCATCAGAAAAAGATGCGATTCATGCAAAAGCAATTGATGCATTGATGGAGAAGCACAACATTAATGCTAATGAGGCTGCAAAACTTCATGAGCAAATTACAGGTGAGAAGCCAACTCAAGAAGCAATTGACTATGCAAATTCAGGTCAAGCTAACTTAACACCCTTTACTGACCCACATGAGAATTATCGACATATTGTAGGCGAGATTGAAGCAAGATTAGATGAGCGTCGTGCTGATTTATCAGACAAAGCACTTCGCAACTACTATCCAATGAAGTTTCACCCTAAGCAAGCTAGTACAGGTCTTCCTGGCTGGTCTAACTACGGTATTGAGAAGTCTATTAACCCTGACTATGCATTAATCCATGGTGGCCAAGGCACATTCCTAACATACCCTGAGTGGAAACGTATACAAGAGCTTAGACAGAAGCTTGATCAAGAGAAAACTCTGCAGCTAAACAAGCCGTCTGCTTCTATGTCAGAAGTGCCGCTTACTCCAGAGCAGATGCGTGAAGAGCTGTTTAGAAAGAACAGAGAAAGTCTAGCTAAAGATCAAGAAGAGAAAGCTAAGACCGAGCCTCGCACTCTAGAACAGAGAATGAAAGATCAGAAAGAGCTCGAAGATCTGAAAAAGCCATCTGTTGATGAGATGAAAGCAGCTCTGACACTGAACAATCCAGACATTAACTGGTCAGTCAAAGAAAAAGGTGGCAACTGGATAGATAAAGCACTAGGTGCTCATTTAAGAACACTAAAGCAAGGTCTTCCTCCACCTTTAAATCAAAATTTTTATGAGCTTAAGCCAAACTGGAAAGAAGTTGCTGATAAGATGGGATATACTCTTGAGCATCAGCAAGATATTCTTCACACAGAAGCGCTTAATAAATGGGTTGACAAAAGACTAGAGTCATATATTAAAAATGAGCTGGCTACACCTAATGACTCTGTAAGAAAACTTGCAGATGAGCATGGAATTAGTCATATTAATGACATAGGAGAAAATCATTGGTATCCTGCTCATTTACCTGATAAACGAGTTTTAGCAGGATACCCATCTAAAGGACATTCAACAACAGTTAAAGGAAAAGACTGGGAAAACAGAGCAGATGCAGCAATTAGCTCTATTTCAGCAGAACATGCAATGGAAAATGCACATGCATCTGGTGCAACATTGCAAGATTATCCATGGATTGAGAAATTGGCAGAAAAAGACCCTAATGCACCAATTCACTCAATGCCAAATAGATCAGACTTTAATCATCTTGGATTTGACCATTTAATGGATGAATTAAGAAGTTCACTGAACCCGAGATCTGATCTTCCACTGCAGTTGCAGTTAAAGACTAAAGATCTAGAACGAATGACCGTTCCAGATGCAGTTCGCCATGTTGCCAAGATTAATGACTACCGTGAAAAGCAGATGGCAAAGACCGCTGCTAAAGACATGGAGCATTTTCCGCCTATTAAGAAGTATGAAAATGGCGATAAATGGCATGAACTAAAAATGCCTGATGTAGAGCATCCATTAGAAGAAGGACATGAACTGATTCAGTTTAATAATGAGCATGGTAATCCTGTTCATAATATTGTTGATAAAAGCACAGGTAAGCAACTTGTAGCCACTACTAAGCATCCTGAACATGCTATGGAAGAATATAGAAGTCAGAAAAACTATGATCTTCTTGAAAAAGCGCTTAAGAATGAAGGTGACATGATGGGTCACTGCGTAGGTTGTTATACATCTGAAGTAGCTAGCGGTGACACAAAGATCTTTACATTACGTGATAAGTCAAATAAGCCTCATGCAACGGTTGAAATGAATGTAGTTGCACCGCGCTATGAAGATTTACCATCAAGTCTTAAATATCAACTTGCAGAAGATCAAGACAAATGGATTAAAGCCAACCCAACTGTTGTGCTTAATCAGTTTAAAGGTAAGCAAAATAGACCGATCATTGAAAAATATCGTGATCAAGCACTTGATTTGCTAAACAATCCTGAAAATGTTCATACGATTTATTCAATTACTGATGAAGGTAGACGTGATTTAGCAGGCGCAGGAATTATTGATCGTAATGATACGAAAAGTGTAATGGATTCTTTAATGTCTCCTTCTATGGACATTAAAGGAAGCAAAATGGATCTATATAATCAGTTGCTTGAGAAAAACCCTGACTTGCCGCGTTTTGTGACAACAGATCATCTTCGTGAGTTACTACAAAGTAATAAGCCTAAGGGCCACAAAAAAGGTGGTATGATCGAGCATAAAATCACGCCTGATTACATGAAATTAGAACTCGCAATGAGGAAATAATATGCCGGAAATGCCAATTCCCCAAGACTACAATCGTTTTATTAAAGGTGAAGAAGGGTCAAACCCTGATACTGATGATAATGAGTCTGTTTATGAGATTCTTGAAGATATTGAAGCATCTGCTGATAATATAGAAGAACTTCCGGATGGCAGTGCAATTATTCGGTTCAATGACTTAAGAGGACCGGAGGAATCTCCTGATTTCTATGAAAATCTAGCCGATTCTGGGTCTGTTGATTCATGGGATCTTGATACTATTGCTTTAAAGTACTTAGATTTAATAGAAAAAGATAAACAAGCTCGTGAAGACAGAGATAAGCAGTATGAAGACGGACTTAGAAGAACTGGATTGGGGCATGATGCTCCTGGCGGCGCTCAATTCATGGGAGCCTCAAAAGTCGTCCACCCGGTCATGGCGGAAGCATGCGTTGACTTTGCAGCCAGAGCAATTAAAGAGCTTTTCCCAGCAGATGGTCCGGTCAGGACAAAAATCATCGGTGAAGCCACGAAAGAAAAGCAAGAAAGAGCAAATCGCAAACGCGATTTCATGAATTGGCAGTTAACCGAGCAAATTGAAGAATATCGTGATGAAGAAGAGCAAATGCTCACACAACTTCCTCTCGGTGGTAGTCAGTACCTTAAGATGTGGTACGACGAAAGCAAGAAACGCCCTTGCACTGAATTTGTTCCTATTGATAATGTGTATTTACCTTTTGCGGCTGGTAATTTTTACACTGCCGGTCGAGTTACTGAAGTTCAAGACATTACACAAGAAGAATATGACCTTCGTGTTAAGAACGGACTGTATACGGACTTAGATGTATATAGAGCTCCTATGGAGCCTAATGAAAGTAAGTCGCAAAAAGCAAATGACAAGATCGAAGGTAGATCACAAAAACATGATAACGTAGATGGTGTCAGACGTGTTTATCACATCTTCACATGGTTAGAACTTGAAGAAGATAAATTTACAAAAGGTGATCGTGCTCCATATATCCTCATGATTGATGAGAATGAAAGAGCAGTGGTTGGTCTTTACAGAAACTGGGAGGACGGCGATGATTCATTCACTAAACTTGACTGGCTCATTGAGTTTAAGTTCATTCCTTGGCGTGGCGCCTATGCTATTGGTCTTCCTCATCTCATTGGTGGTCTTTCTGCTGCTCTTACTGGCGCATTGCGTGCTTTATTGGATTCTGCACACATTAATACAGCGCCTACCATGCTCAAGCTCAAAGGAGCAAAAATCAGTGGGCAAACCACAGTAATTGAGCCCACACAAGTATCTGAAATTGAGGGAGCTCCCGGTGTTGATGATGTTCGTAAAATTGCAATGCCTGTTCCTTTTAACCCTCCTAGTCCTGTACTTTTTGAACTTCTTGGTTGGTTGACAAATGCTGCTAAAGGTGTAGTGACTACATCGGAAGAAAAAGTAGCTGATATTACATCAAATGCTCCTGTCGGAACGACACAAGCTTTGATAGAACAAGGAGCTGCTGTATTTAGTTCCATTCATAGCAGACTACATGATTCACAGCGTCGAGTCTTTAGAGTCTTGACTCGTTTAAATAGATGGTATTTAGATGAACAAAGAAAGAGTGAAGTTGTAGCTGATTTAGAAGTGACACAAGATGACTTTATTACTAACTCTGATGTGATACCAGTCAGTGACCCACACATTTTTGCCGAATCACAACGCTATGCTCAAATCCAAACACTTTCTCAACGTGCTGCGGCTAACCCTGATCTGTATAATCGTTTGGAAGTTGAAAAACGTATTCTTAAACAGATAAAACTGCCTGATATTAATGGTGTTCTACCTGATCCGCATGAAGTGGAAGACATGAATCCTGCATTAGAAAATGTAGCAATGACATTAGGAAAACCTGTTGGTGCATTCCCTGATCAAGATCATTTGGCTCATATGTTATCGCACTTACAATATGATCAAGACCCAATTTTCGGTTCTAATCCAATAGTTGCCCCTGTCTTTAAGCCAGCTTTGCTAGAGCATTTAAAGCAGCATTTAACACTATGGTATTTAAAACAAACACAAGCCTATACATCAGATGCATTAGGTGAACCGTTTGACATCTTTAAAGTACAACCACATATTGTTGAAGCTCAGAAGTTAGTTGCAGGTGCTCTTGGTCATGTGCATCAAGACTCTAAACAAATGCTTGCAGAAGTTGGTCAGGCAATTGCACAAATTGTACAAACTGTTCAACAAATTCGTCAAAGTCAAGTTCAGATTGATCCTACTGTTCAGGCTGAAATGCAGGCAATGCAACAAACTGCTAAGATGCAGACTGATCAGAAAGCACAAGAAGCACAGCTTAAAGCGCAACTTGAACAAGCTAAACTTGTACAACATAGTCAGTTAACACAGCAACAAATGGCACAGAACATGGAAAAAGATCGAGCCAAGCTTCAGTCATCATTTGTTGAAAATACACAGAATAATTTAGTCAATAAAGAGATTAAATTTGCAGAAATGGACATTGACAGCCGTAAGGTTGAAGCTGAAATGGCAAGAACTGTTCAAGAAGCACAGCAGAAGTATCAACACCAACCGAAGGAGAGTTAGAATGTCTGAAGCAATTAATATGCATAAGCGCATCGCCATGGGTGGCGAAAGTGAAGCAAACCACTTAAAAAAAGGTGGAAAAGTAAAGAAGTATGCTAAAGGTGGTAAGGTTTATCCTGAGTCACATCAGCCTGACAACATGCTAATTGGTGCATACCCTGAAAAAGGTATTGCTAATTTGCCTGCAAAAGGAAATAAGCCAAAACTGACCAAGCCAGTTCCTCATTCAGTTGCAACACTGAAAAAAGGTGGTCATGTAGCACACAAGCCTCTAAAGAAAGCAGCAGGTAGAGGGCGCTAATGAACTTTGTTAGCTCCTTTATAACGCTAATTGAACAACGTAAATTAGAAGTTGCTCAAGCCATGGTAGATGGCAATGTAGTCAACTTTGAAACTTATCAGCGTTTAGTTGGTCAACACCAAGGATTGGAAGAATCTTTGAATATTTTAAATAACCTATTAGAGGAGCAAAATCGAGATGTCGAACATTGACATTGAGCAAACGCTTGCAGAAGCGTTTCCTGTTGTCGACCCACTTATGGCGCCGTACGGTGCTCGTGTTCTTATTCAATTAAGAGCGGTCAAAGAGAAGGTCACATCAGCTGGTATCTACATTCCAGAAGACACAAAAGAAACGGAGAAGTGGAACACAATGATCGGTAAAGTCATTGCACTAGGCCCTTTGGCGTTTAAAAATCGTGAAACTATGCAACCATGGGCAGAAGGTGTCTGGGCTGCTGTTGGCGATTTTGTGCGTGTTCCTAAATGGGGTGGAGATAGATGGGAAATTGATTTTAATGATGACAAAGGTACACAAGGAAGAGCATTATTTACTTTCTTTAATGACCATGAACTCATTGGTAAAGTCACCGGCGATCCACGTGAAATTAAAGCATTCATCTAAGTTTTGAAAGGAAAACTGTTATGAATTCAACTGAAAAAGCAGATATGCAAGTAGAAGAGTCGCAAGACGGGGGTGCTATTGTAGCTTTACCTGAAGGCGAAATTAGTCCACAGCATGAAGAAGCACAAGAAGAATCAGTTCAAGCAAGTGAAAACTCACAAGAAGACGGTGAGCCAACTACACAAACTGAACAAGAAACTGATGCAGATGAAGAAGAATTACGTCAAGTCCGTCGTGAAGAGCGAAGACTTAAACGTAAAATGCATCAATCAAAAGCCAAAGAATCAGTTCATCTGATTTCGGCACTTAAAAAGCAGAATCAAGAATTAGCAGAACGATTAGCCGCGGTTGAAAAGAAGACCTCAGGCGCAGAATTAGCTAGAATCGATAAAGCAATCGAGGACTCTGGCGTTCAAGTCGAATATGCTAAGATGAAGATGCGTGAGGCTGTAGGTCAATCTGACGGTGACGGAGTGGCAAAAGCAGAAGAAATGCTATATGAAGCCCGTCGTAAATTAGAATCATTACAAAGTATTAAGAATAATGCTACTAAACAGATTAATCAACAGAAGCCTAATATTCAAGTTCCTGATCCTCAAGTACAACGTTTAGCAGCAGACTGGATGGAAGACAACCCATGGTATGATCCTAACGGTCGAAATGAAGAGTCTCAGATTGCCCAGATGATTGATAAGCGGCTGACTGATGAAGGATTTGACCCAACAACAGAAGATTATTGGGAAGAACTCGACGGACGGCTCAAAAAATATTTACCTGAGAAATATAATATGAGCTATAATAAGCCCAATAATTCCACACAAAGACCGCGATCTGTCATGACTAGTTCGGGAAGAGAAACAACGGCAACAACGAAAGCGAATGAGTTTCGCTTAAGTCCCGACCGTGTGGCTGCGATTAAAGAAGCAGGCGCATGGGATAATCCTGAAGCCCGTAAGCGAATGATTAGTAAATTCGCTGAATGGGATCGTCAAAACAAGAATAAAGGTTAATTATGGATAACAGATTAAAGAAAAACTTAAGCACTGGTAGAACAGATAGACATCATGATTCAGTTCGTGCAGCTGCAGAAGATTCATTAGCATCATCACAGGAACGTCGTAGAATGTTCCGCTCGGAATTTACGCAAGAGTCACTTCCGACCCCGCCAGAAATTCCTGGCTTTCATCCATGCTGGTTATCAACAACAAACCAGTACGATCCCATTCACAAACGCATGCGCTTAGGTTATGTGCCAGTGAAAGCCGAGGAAGTACCCGGCTTTGAAAACTATCGAGTCAAATCAGGTGAGCATGAAGGTTTTGTAGCAGTTAACGAAATGTTGCTCTTTAAGCTTCCTAATGACATTTATCAAGAGATGATGTCAGAACTCCATCACTATGCACCGATGGATGAGCAAGAGAAGATTAAAGTGCAACAAGATCAACTACTCAATGCAAAAGACAGTGACGGGAAACGTATTGGCCAAATTGAAGGTGACGGCATGAAATTCGACCAAACAAGAGATGTACCCCTCTTTTAAGGAGTTTTTATGTCAGCAACGTCAGCTCCGTTTGGTTTGCGTCCTGCATTCTTCCCAACAGGTTTGGAAAGAGCACAGGTCCTTGCCAACGGTATTCCATCAGGATATAACTCAAATATCCTGAAAGGACAACCTGTGTCTTATGGTCAATCCGCTAACAGCGGCACCACTGGTCAGATTGTTCCTACTCAAGCCCCAGCTAGCAACGCGTCAACAACTTTATCAGCACAATACACTGTAACTGGTTCATTCCAAGGTGTAGAGTTTACTGATACTACAGGTCGTCGCCGTGTGTCCAATTATTGGCCAGCTGGTACTACAACTTTTGCTAATTCAACCACCAATGCGTATTTCTATAACGACCTCAACATCGTTTATGAAATCCAAGCTGATGGTTCAATGGCTCAGACTAGTATCGGTAATGAGTATTTGTTCACAAATATCACTGCTGGTTCTACAGTAACAGGCTTATCGCAAGCTACTCTTGGTGCTTCTACCGCAGTTGGTAACGGTAACCAAGGTCAAATGCGTGTTGTTGATCTATGCCAAAACGTAGACAACGCATGGGGTGACGCGTACACAATCGTACGTGTTCAATTATCTGGAACTCAATGGTACGGTGCTTACACCGCTACTGTTTAATATAGGAGACTGACAAATGGCAGCCCCGATGAG